CGCGTATAGTCGACGGCCTAGAGACGATATTCAAATAACTAGGAGGATAATAATATGGCAAATACTACGTTTTCAGGACCGGTCATTTCTAAAAATGGTTTTATAGGTACTGGACCAGGATCAACTGTTGCATTAACAGCTAATACTACATTAACTGTAAATGATCACGCAGGAAGAATCTTATTAACACAAGACGCGGATGGTATTTTTACTTTACCATCAATTAACACAAATGCTAATGGAGCTACAGCAGGCACTACAGACTACAACAATTTAAATAACATTGGTGCAAGTTTTACTTTTTATGTAGACACTACTGCAACGGATGTTCAAATCGTAACTGATGGAACTGATAAGTTTACAGGTGCGGCTATGATCGCTGTAGATGATGGAGCTAAAAAAGCTTTCTTTCCAGGAGCATCAAATGATGTACTTTCTATGAATGGTACTACAAAAGGTGGAATTATTGGATCTATAGTTACAGTTACTGCTATTGAAGCAGCTAACTACTTAGTTCATAACTCACTATTGTTAGGATCAGGAACTATTGTTACACCATTTAGCGATACGTAATAAATAATTAGTGTGGGGCTTCGGCCCCACATAAATTTTAAGGAGATTAAATATGGCAAGTAATGGAGATATACAAGCAACAAGATCAACCGCAGCAGCAGGTGCTACAGCAATAATTGAACCACCTATTAGATTAAGAGGTATTATAATTTCTTCCGATGGTGTTGGTGCAGGTGTGTTAGAACTTACAACAACTTCAAATACTGGAACTACAATATTTATTGGTGACGTTCCTTCAGGAGATGTAATTAATTTTTCATTTCCCGAAGAGGGAATTTTATTTCCAAAAGGAATTTTTTGTAAAACTAAAACTAATATTGCAGCTTACACATTATTGACGGACAAATATTCAGGACCAGGTTTAACAGCGGGGTAATTAAATGGCCAATACCACTTCTGGCACTACAACGTTTGACAAAACGTTTTCGATCGATGAGATAATTGAAGAAGCTTATAACAGGCTTGGTCAATTTGACATGAGCGGTTATAATTTAAAAACCGCTCGAAGATCGTTAAACATAATGTTTCAAGAATGGGGAAATAGAGGTCTTCATTTTTGGGAAGTAGCAAATACTAATATTTCTTTAGTAAATGGTCAAAACGAGTATAAAATTTTTAGAGCAACATCTGACGGTAATTCTAATGGAGTAACTTCTACGTTAACTGCTGCTATTTCTTCTACCACAGCAACTACAGGAATTACATTGGCTTCTATAACTAATATGCCTACTACAGGCACTATTAATGTAGGGTCTGAAAATATTTCATACACTGGATTTAATGATTTAGAGCTCACTGGAGTAACACGTGGAGTTAATGGAACTACTGCAGCTACTCATTCAAACGGAGATGCAGTTACTAATTTTGTAAACCAAGCTACAGAAATTTTAGAATGTTCTTACAGAAACAACTCTAATGTTGATTCACCTTTAGAAAAAATAAATAGATCTCAATACCAAGCATTATCTAACAAAACTGCAACAGGACAACCCTCACAATATTTTGTTCAAAGATTTGTTGATCATATTTTAATAACTATTTATTTAACTCCTGGTGCTAGTCAAAACGGAGATGTAATAAATTTTTATTATGAAAAAAGAATTCAAGATGCAGGGGCCTACACTAACGCAACAGATGTACCTTATAGATTTGTACCTTGCATGGTTGCAGGTTTGACTTATTATTTATCTATGAAATATGCACAACCAAGAATACAAGAAACAAAATTAATTTATGAGGATGAATTAACTAGAGCTCTAGAAGAAGATGGTTCTTCTGCTAGTGTTTACATTTCACCTCGAACCTACTATCCGAGTATATAACTATGGGAAATTTATCAAAAGGCAGATACGCATTATTTATTTCAGATCGATCAGGTCTAGCATATCCATATAGAGAAATGGTTAAAGAATGGAATGGTGCAAGAGTTCATACTTCTGAATACGAACCAAAGCAGCCGCAACTAGAACCTAAACCCTACACTGCCGATCCTCAAGGATTACCTCATCCAAGACCAGCAAGAACAGAATTTCCAACAACAGATTTTTTACCAAAAAATCCATTTACTATGACTAACTCTTCAACTCAAGTATCTGTAGATTTTCCCTTTAGTGGTTATCAGACTGGAGACTTTATTAGATTCTATGATGTAAAAAATCCTGTAGGTGGAGTTGCAATTTCTAATTTACAATTACAAACTACTTTAAATGGTAACATTACTGCAACAGCTACTTCAATTACTTTAACAGACTCATCTGCTTTTCCTAGTCAAGGATACATTGCAATTGAAAAAATAAATGCAACATCTGGATTATATGAAACTGAAACTATTTACTACAATGGTAATTCAGCAAATGTTTTATCGAATTGTGTTCGAGGAACAGCTGCTCCTTTCAGAGGACAGACTCCCAAAAACACACCCGCAGGTGAACACTCAAGTGGAGCAAAAGTTTACGGTGCTTACGCAGTAACGATGGTTCCAACAGTAGTAATACAAGCGGGACAACCTTCAACTGTTACAGAATTTAACAGTTTTACTTTTAATTTAATTAGTGCTGCAAGTAGCACAGAAACGGGAGGCGGGTTCCAATGTTTAGCTGGACCTGTTAATGATAGAGCATGACATACACAGAACTATTACAAAAAATTAAAGATTACACAGAAGTTGATTCAAATGTTTTTACCTCAACTATTTTAGATGGATTTATTGAAGACGCAGAGTACAGAATTTTTAGAGAAGTAGATTCCGATAACAATAGAAGATATGATACAGCTAATTTAATTACTTCAGATAGATTTATTGGTAGACCAGCAGGTTTATTAATTGTAAGATCTGCACAAATTGTAGATTCTGACGGAAGTTCTCAACCAAATAATAGAGATTTTTTGCAGTATAGAGATACTAGTTTTATGTCAGAATTTAATCCTACGGAAGTAACAGGAGTTCCAAAATATTACAGCTTATGGGACGAACAAAACATCGTAGTAGCGCCCACTCCTGATGCTACTTACACAATTCAATTAAATTATATCTTGAAAGAGCCTGGTTTATCTAGTACAAATGCAACTACATACATAAGTCAAAATTTTCCCAATGGTTTATTGTATGCCTGCCTAGTGGAAGCTTACGGCTTTTTAAAAGGGCCCGTTGACATGCTCCAGTTATATGATAAAAAATACACTGAAGCCGTCAAAGGATTCTCAATAGAACAAATGGGAAGACGAAGACGAGATGAATATCAAGCAGGTGTTCCTCGAATAGGAAAACAATAAGGAGATATACTATGGCTATAACACAAGCGATTGCAAATGCGTTTAAAAAACAATTACTAGAAGGTGATGCAAGTTTTAAATCATCTGGTGGTGATGTTTTTAAACTAGCTCTTTACACTTCTTCAGCAACTCTAAACTCAGCGACTACTTCCTTTACTACAACTCAAGAAGTTAGTAATACAGGTACTTATGCGTCTGGTGGAGATAAACTAACCGGTCAGAATACTTCAATTGCTTCAGGTGTTGCAATTGTTGATTTTGCAGATTTATCATTTACAGGTGTAACGTTGACTGCTAGAGGAGCTTTAATCTACAACACATCTTCTGCAGTTACTAATGCAGCGGTTGCAGTTTTAGATTTTGGAGGAAATAAAACAGCTACATCGGGAACTTTCACAATTCAGTTTCCAGCATTTACTACAGCAGCAGCTATATTAAGAATCTCTGGTTAATAAGGAGTTTTAAATGGCGTTAGTCGTAAACGATAGAGTTAAAGAAACTTCTACCACTACTGGTACAGGTACACTTTCTCTTGCAGGAGCAGTAACAGGTTTCGAAACATTTGTAGCAGGTATTGGTAATTCTAATACAACGTATTATACTATTGTAAATGAAGATGGTGCGTTTGAAGTTGGTATTGGTACGGTTACTGATGCTGGAACTGATACTTTATCTAGAAGCACTATTTTATCATCATCTAACAGTGACGCCGCAGTAAACTTTGCTGCAGGTACTAAAGATGTTTTCTGTACCCTCCCTGCATCTAAAGCAGTTATACTAGATTCAAGTGGAAACATTGTAGCAAACAATGGATCTAACTTAACAAATTTAAATGCAAGTAATTTAGCTTCAGGTACAGTTCCTGACGCAAGATTTCCTGCAACTTTACCGGCTGTAAACGGTTCAGCTTTAACAAATTTAAATGCAAGTAATTTAGCTTCAGGCACAGTACCTGACGCAAGATTCCCTGCTACACTTCCAGCAGCTAATGGATCAGCTTTAACTAATTTAGACGCAGATGACTTAGCTTCAGGTACAGTGCCTGATGCAAGATTCCCAGCAACCTTACCAGCATTAAATGGTTCTGCTTTAACATCATTAAATGCAAGTAATCTTGCAAGTGGTACTGTTGCAAACGCAAGATTAGATGCTCAATTACAAGACGTTGCTGGACTAGCAACAACAGCAGGAAAAATTATTCAAGGTGATGGATCTAATTTTGCTCTTTCAGCTTACACACTTCCAACCTCAGACGGATCTGCAGACCAAGTTTTAACAACAGATGGATCAGGAGCAGTGACGTTTGCAACACCAACTACTGGAGACATCACTTCAGTTGTAGCTGGAGACGGTTTGACAGGTGGAGCTACTAGTGGAGCTGCTACTTTGAACGTTGGAGCAGGTACAGGTATTGATGTTGCAGCAGATGAAGTTGCTGTAGACGTATCTGACTTTATGACTAATGGTTCAAACAATAGAGTTGTAACTGCCACAGGTACTGATGGTATGAATGCAGAAGCTAATATGCAGTTTGATGGATCTACACTAACAGTAACTGGTGATATTGTTCCAGGAGCTAGTGATAGTCATGACCTCGGTGCTTCAGGCAATGTTTGGAGAAACTTATACACTGGAGATTTACATTTATCTAATGAATCTAAATCAGAAGGTAATGCAGTTGATGGCACTAAAGGTAGCTGGACAATTCAAGAGGGTGCAGAAGACCTTTATTTATTTAATAACAAATCTGGTAAAAAATATAAGTTTAAACTAGAGGAAGTTTAATAAATCATGGCGTTCGGGATAACAGCTTTTGCAGAAAGTCCTTTTGCTGCAACTGGATCACAAAGTATTAATGTTGTACCAACAGGTATTAGTTTAACCTTAAATGACGGAACAGCTCAAGCATTCACAGATGTTGTAACTGAAAACTTAACTGGAATAGCAATGTCTGCTAATCTAGGTACAGTTGGTATATTTGCAGGTGTTGAAGTATTCCCAACAGGACAGTCTTTAACTTCTAATTTAGGTTCTATTACTTCTACAGCTGATGCAAATGTATCTGTAACTGGTCAAGCAATGACAACCAATTTAGGAACTGCTCAAGGATTTACTGATCATACAACAGAAGATTTAACCGGTATTGGATTTAATATAAACTTAGGAAGTGTTGTTGCTTTTGCTGATGTAAATGTTTCAGTTACTGGTCAAGCAATGACAATGAATGCAGGTAACGAGGGGGTTGTAATTGACGTAGATGTTGCTGTCACTGGAATTGCAATGAGTACTTCTTTAGGAAGTGTAGGCACAGCTTTAAATACACCTGTAGATGTAACAGGTATAGCAATGACTATGCAAGAAGGTACTGCAACAGCACCAGATTCATTAGCTATATTAACGGGAATTGATATGACAATGACATTAAATACTGTTGAAAATATAGTATGGACAGAAGTTAACACAGGAGGCGCTCCTATAGATCCTCCAGGTTGGCAGGAAGTAGCTTGATTTTTAACAATAAATTGAATAAAATAAAATTTTAAGGAATTTAAAATATGGCAAATGCAACTTCAGCTAGTTTAAAATTAACTGTACAACAAACCGGAGAAAACTCAGGGACTTGGGGACAGTTTACTAATACTAATTTATTAATACTAGAGCAGGCCATTGGTGGATATGCAGCTCAGGCATTAAATGCAACAACAGGTGCAACTTTACTTTTTTCAAATGGAGTTTTATCTAATGGTAAAAATCAAGTTTTAAGATTAACTGGAACTATTACTACTAATGTAAATGTAGTTATTCCAGACTCAATAGAAAAAACATACCTTGTAGAAAATGCAACAACTGGTGCTTTTACCGTAACTTTTAAAACATCTTCTGGAACAGGTGCTACATGGTCTACTACAGATAAAGGATATAAAATTTTATATTCAGACGGAACTAATATAGTAGATATCACAGCTGATTTAGGAGACATTACTGCTGGGAATGTTACTTCAGGGGGTATAACTGCTACAGGAAATATTGTTCCTGGTTCAAATGATGCCTATGACTTAGGTGCTGTAGGTAATGTATGGAGAAATTTGTATACAGGGGATCTACATTTATCTAATCAAGCTAAAAATCAAGGAAACATGGTAGACGGAACTAAAGGTAATTGGACTTTACAAGAAGGAAAACATGATATATTCATGATAAATAATATATCTGGAGAAAAATTTAAAATTAATTTATCTAAGATTAAAGGAGATTCATAATGGGTGTAATATCATGTGGTACTACAATGTTAGACCAAGGGCAATTTTCAAACCTACCTGTAGCAAGTTGGCAAACAGGATCAATTAAAACTTCAGGTTTTACTGCAGCAACTGGTGAAGGATATTTTTGTAACACTACTGGTGGAGCTTTTACTGTAACCCTTCCTAGTTCACCTTCTGCTGGAAATATAGTTGCCATTAAAGATTACGCAAATACATTTGACACAAATGCAATTACTATTGGACGAAACGGATCTAAGATTGGTGGAGAGTCAGATGATGCTACATTAAGTACAGAAGGAATAGCAGTTACATTAATTTATGTAGACGCTACTAAAGGTTGGTTAGTAGTATCTTCAGGTTTACAAAACGAAACACCTGTCCCAGCTTTCGTAGCAGCTACAGGTGGATCAATTGCAACTTCAGGTAATTTTAAAATTCATACATTTACTTCATCAGATACTTTTTGTGTTTCAAGCGCGGGTAACCCAGCCGGATCAAGCACTGTAGATTACATGGTAGTTGCTGCCGGTGCTGGTGGTGGTTCTGGAACTGGATCATCCTCATTAAGGGCAGCAGGTGGAGGCGGAGCTGGAGGATTCAGAGAATCTTCAGGTGCTGCATCTGGTTGTTATACAGCGTCTCCTTTAGGAGCATGTGTTTCAGCTCTACCTGTTACTGTTCAAGGTTATCCAATTACTGTTGGAAGTGGTGGAAGTGGGGGTAACCCCGCACCTGGAGCAGATGGCGGTGATTCATCTTTTTCAACTATTACAGCTACTGGTGGTGGCGGAGGGACTTCTGGTCCTGCTGGTGCACCCGGTAAAGGTGGTAGACCTGGAGGTTCAGGTGGTGGATTAGGGACTCCTGGTCCTGGACAAGATCAAGATGCTGGTGCAGGAAATACTCCTGCCTTTAGTCCTGCTCAAGGTAAAGATGGTGGTGGACCAAGACCTAACGGTGATTATTTAGCTGGAACTGGAGGCGGTGGCGCAACTGCAGCAGGTTCTCCTTTACAAGGTATTCCAGGTAGCCCAAATGCTAATGGTGGTGCAGGCGGTGCAGGTGCTACAAGTTCTATTTCTACTTCTCCAGTCACTTATAGTGAAGGTGGAAGAGGTGGAATATGGAATGGCCCTAACCCAGGATGTAATAATGCAGGCGCTAATACTGGAGATGCTGGTAGAGGTGGCGGAGCAGGTAATGCATATTCCGGTGAAGCAGGCGGTAATGGCGGATCTGGTGTAGTAATAATAAGGTATAAATTTCAATAGGTAAATATTATGGCACATTTTGCAAAAATAGGAGTTAACGGAAAAGTCATACAAGTAACAGTAGTAGACAATAATGATTTACTGGATGCTAATAATGTAGAAAATGAAAAAGTAGGTCAAACATATTTACAATACCATTGTAATTGGCCAGCAGAACTTTGGATTCAAACTTCTTATAACACAATTAATAATACACATAAATTAGGTGGAACTCCTTTAAGAGGAAACTACGCAGGTATAGGTTATACTTGGGATGAAGAAAATAATATTTTTTGGCCTAAAAAACCATATGCGTCTTGGGTAAAAAATACTACAACCGCAGCATGGGAATCACCTATAGGTAATGCTCCAGCATTAACAGCGGAACAACAAGCAGATACTACAACTTCCTATGGTTATATTTGGAATGAAGAAAACCAAACTTGGGATTTTACTACACAGCCTGTTACACTACCTGAATAATAATTGACAATTTAATTATTTTATATTATTTTCTCATTTTAAAATGAGAAAGAAAATATTATCAGAACAAAGTATAATTTATGGCGATGTTTCAATGCCAAAAGGTTTTGAAATAGATAAAGATAAACTTATTACTGACACTTTAAAATCATCTTTAACTAATAAAGAATTTCCATTTTCAAGAACTTGGGATATGTTAAATACTTATATCAGAGAACATATAGGCGTTGAATATGGTCCTTTAAAACTATACAATAAAAAAACTTGGTCAGATACATATAATCCTAATACATTATCTAAACCTTTAATGAATATAGATTATTCTAATCTTGGAGACTCCCCTGATTATACAGCCTTGTATGGCACTAAAGTAGAAAACTGTTGGGTTAAAATATATTATGATGACAACAGACGTAAAGGTAAAAGTTTTGATATAGAGTTGAAAGAAAATATGTTTATTATGTTTCCTTCTACTAATATGTATACTATTTCAAATAAACAAAAAGATTCTTTAAATTTTATTCAAACAATAACTTATAATTATTTTTAGTGAGAATTTTAGCATTTAATATTGCTCATGATAGTTCTGTATGTTCAATAAATAAAGGTCACATAGAATTCTTTTGCAAAGAAGAAAGATTAAGTAGAATTAAAAGAGATAAACACCCTTTTAAATCTTTAGAATTATATAAATCTAAAAACTTTGGGAAAATAGATCATATTTTATATTGTACTCCTTCAAACTATGGTGGGGAATCAGAATTTTATTATAGGGAATATATTAAAAAAATATTTGATATGGAGATGCATAATTTTTCTTCATTAACTCATCATTTGTGTCACGCCTCATCTGCTTTTTATAACAGTGGTTTTAAAAAAGCTTTAACTTTTGTAATAGATCGGAATGGTTCAATTTTGTTTGATAATAAAATTGATGCCTGTAGGGAATCAGAAAGTGTTTTTTTATGTAGTTATCCAGATAATTTTACACCTTTATATAAATCATTTTGGACTAATGACAATATAGGAATTAATAAAGATAATTTAAAAAAACTTATAAAAAGTAATTTTCCATTATCAGATATACATGTTGATAATGAATATTCTATAACTAAAGTATATGAAGCAGCTACTACATTAATAGGTCAACCCATTTTAGAAAATGGAAAAACTATGGGTCTTGCTTCTTATGGTATAAATAAAAAATACCCCTCTTTGTTTTTAAATGGAAGTCCTATTACAAATTATTTTACAAATATAATTAATGAAGATGGTGATAATGTAGTTATTTTTAAAGACCAACAAGATAAAATTACTAAAGACATAACAGAAAATAATTATAAATTTTATGCAGATAAAGCAAAACAAGTACAATTAGAAACTCAAAAAGAATCTTTAAGTTTAATAAAAAAATATATTAGTAAAACTAAAATAAAAAATGTTTGCATTGTTGGAGGTTACGGTTTGAATGTAGTTGCTAACAATTATTATATTGAAAATTTACCTAATATTAATTTTTACTTTGAACCTGTGGCTGACGATACAGGTATTGCCATAGGTGCTGCTTATTTTAAATATAGAAATTTAACAAAAGATAATAAAGTTATTAAACCTAAAAATAATTTTTATCATTATTATGAAGATAATAAAATTAATAAAGGAACTAAAGCTACAGTAAAAGATGTTTGTAAATTATTAATTGATCAAAAAAGTGTAGCTATTTTTGAAGGTGCTGCTGAAGCTGGACCAAGAGCTTTGGGGCATCGATCTATTTTATTTGATTCTAGAAATAAAAATTGCAAAAACATAGTTAATAAAATTAAAAATCGTGAGTGGTATAGACCCTTTGCTGGAGTAATACTTAAAGAAAAATTTAAAAAATATTTTAATACTTTAGGTTTAGAGGAATCTAATAATATGACTATTAATTTTAAATGTAAAAAAAACATTGAAAAATTATTTCCGGGAGTTATCCATGTAGATAATAGCTGTAGGGTTCAAACAGTCTCTTCAGGTTTTTTATATGATTTATTAAAAGAATTTAATAAATTAACTAAATGTCCTATTTTATTAAATACTAGCTTAAATTTAGCAGGGGAACCTCTGGTTAATACGAAAGAAGAAACAATATTACTATTTAATAAAAGTAAATTAGATGCTATTTATTTTGTAGATGAAAAAAAACTTATAGAGAAAGAAAAATATGAATCTAAGTAATTATTATTGGTATTTTAAATCCGCTGTACCACATAGAGTCTGCGATGATATTATAAAATATGGATTATCTAAATCAGAAATTATGGCAAGAGTTGGCGGGTACAATGGTGAGAAATTAAGTAAAACTCAAATTAACGATATGAAACGTAAAAGAGATTCAGATGTAGTTTGGATGGATGATGCATGGATTTACAAAGAACTTCAACCTTTTGTTAATTTAGCTAATAAAAATGCAGGTTGGAATTTTAATTGGGAAAGATCGGAGTCTTGTCAATTTACAAAATATAAACTTAATCAATATTATGATTGGCATTGTGATAGTTACTCACTGCCTTATACAGAAGGTAGTAGTAAAGGTATGATTAGAAAACTATCTATGACCTGTCAATTAACAGATGGATCAGAATATAAAGGAGGAGAATTAGAATTTGACTTTAGACAATATGATCCCCATATGAGAGATGAATCTAAACATATACAAAAAGCAACAGAAATTCTACCTAAAGGAAGTATTATTGTATTTCCTTCATTTGTATGGCATAGAGTTAAACCAGTAACGAAAGGAACAAGATATTCATTGGTAATGTGGAGCACTGGATATCCTTATAAATAATATGATTATAA